ACAGAGCATTTGATTAGTTTCATATCAATATTCCTCTCTTTTCCTAAAATCTTCGTCTAACTCATCAAGTTCAGCGTCAATCAGTAAGTCTGCATCATCGTCAATGCAAACGAACGAGTCATTCTCTGTATCTATATCTTCTATTGAGCCGTACTTTAGGTCGAATTCTTCTTTGGTCATATGTCTCATAATATACCCCTCTCCGGCGGTAGGTCGCCACCCTGATTAGTTATTATAAATCTTTTAATAGTAATTCTGATGCTTCTACATTGTAATCAACTAGGAGTGTGTAAAAATAATCTAAGTTAGTCATAATCTCATCTATAGTCATATCTTCGTTGTCACACAATTCATCGATGTCAATAACCATTACTGGGATTTCTATGTCTAGTTCGTTAGCTGCTGCTATTCTATGGCTGCCTGTTAAGGCTTGTAAGTGATCACCACAATCAACTGCTAGTATTTTTCTGCCATTCCATCCGTTAGCCATTGATGTAATTAGAGTGTTTAGCTTGCCAGTGTCTTTAACATCATGCAGAGCAACTATATTTTTCATAATCATTACCACCTTTTCAAAGTTTATTTGTGTTTTCCACTAACTTAAGTATAACACGTGTAAACAGATTTGTAAACACTAAATACTAAAATAATATAAAAAGTTGCAAAATAATCTATAATATGATAGTAAATGCCCTATTATTTGACTTATTGCTGTAGTATAATGTATGTATCGAACGCGAATAGTGAGATCAAAATTGTGGAAACCTTTGCAGGGCAAACTGTGAAGGTTATTTTTTGTAGAATAATATAAACTTAAAGGTGTGAGGTGATGGCAATTGATATTCAGTCTATAAAAGTCGGCAAATTAAAGCCAGCCGAGTATAATCCAAGGAAAGACTTAATAGTAACAGATATAGAGTATAAGAAGATAAAACGCAGCATTGAGGAATTCGGGTACATTGATCCTATTATAATTAACTCTGATATGACAATTATCGGAGGGCACCAACGACTTAAAGTATTAATTGATTTAGGTTATAAAGAAGTCGATTGCGTTGTTACTGAAGTTGACAAGACCAAAGAAAAAGCGTTAAATATAGCACTCAATAAAATAAGCGGTGAGTGGGATCTTGAAGCGTTAAAGGATTTACTACAAGAACTTAACACAGATGATATAGACATGGAGCTAACTGGATTTAATATGTCAGAAATCGAAGGACTACTAAAACAACCAGAGCCAATGAACCTTGAAGAATACAAAGAAGAAGACAATAGTATTAACAAAGAGATACATTTTTGCCCTAAATGCGGATTTGAGTTTGAGGTGTAAGATGAAAATATGCGCTTATGTTATGACAAAACACGCTAAGCAAACATATAAAAATGAGTCATTCAATACAAGACTATTCGCAGGATTAGCAGTAGTAACGGATATACTTAAAAGAAATAACTACGATGTAACCTATGCAGGGATAGCAACTGTTCACAATAACGACATAGTATTAGTTTCTATAACATCTGATTGCGATTGGTGGGAATTTATAGCTGAAAGGATTAAATGGAAAAATGGTAACTATAAAGTCATAGTTGGTGGCGCAGGAATTCTAAACGTAAGGCCATTTCTAAACTATGCCGATTATTTTGTACTAGGAAGAGCTGAAGGTATAATATACGAATTAATAAATGCTATTGATAAAAACATACATTATGACAATAAATCAGTCATAGAAAGTGTAAAATTTAACGTAAATAATGATTATTACATCAATCAAGTAGATGACATATACGAACATGAGGTAATACTAGAAAACGGTAAGGCATATCACGAAGACATAGTTGGATGCAATCATAGATGCTTATTTTGCGGGTATACATGGCATCGTAAAAACTGCACTAAGGATACTTTTAAATATAGCGGATTATGGAATGGTGGAGAAGATAGGGAAAGGGCAATAATAGATGTAGCAAATGGTGATAAAGTTAATTTTAATAAATTAAGGACAACGGCAATTGATGGGATGAGCGAAAGATTAAGATTTGATGTTAATAAAAAGATAACAACAGAAATGTTAAGAGATTTCATATATAAACTAGCCACGTGCGAAAAACCGCATCAGATAAAGTTTTATAATATAATAGGATACCCAAATGAAACACATGCCGATTGGTGGGAGTTTGTAGATGATATAAAAAGTGTTGATAATAGGTTAGAGGTAACAACACATCAGACATCAATATTATTACACTCAACACCATTCAGAGCAACACCAGCAACACCAATGGCGTGCGAACCAATGAGTTATATCAACTATAGAGGATTAGTAGCTAAGACACTAGGTAAAAGTTTAAAAGGTAATATTTTTTACCAAGGCAATGCAATATGGGCAGTAGAAAGCATGGCAACTGAAAGTTTGTCAACTGTATTTCTGTCAGCAATAGCAATAAGAGGAACAGAGAACGATACTGATAATGTTTTGAGAATATCAAATAGCAATAAATTTTGGAGATTGGACTCTAAAACTAAACAACTTACGTTAGAAAAATACTTCAATGCTGACTTGTTATTTGGTGAATACACAGAAGATACACTTCCGAGTCGATATTTAAAAACATATTGCAAAATAGAAAAAATGTGGTGATACTATGGGCAAATATGAAACCCATGTCGAGCCTAAATTATTTTTAGCCGAATGCTGGGCAAGAGATGGCGTTATTGACAAAGATATTGCTAGGAAATTAGGCGTTTCATATGCATCGTTAAGAAATTATAAAAAACAACACTTAGCACTTTTAGCAGCCTTAAAAAAGGGCAAGGAAGTAATTGACTATGAAGTTGAAAACGCTCTCTTGAAAAGGGCAAAGGGATATGAATATGAAGAGATTAAAACATCTATTGAAAAAGGTATAAACAATAAAGAGAATAAAAAAATAGAAAAAGTTACAAAGCACGTTCCACCCGACGTTACAGCACAGATATATTGGCTTAAAAACAGGAAAATGAAAGAATGGCAGAGATTAGAGTTGGAACGGTTAGAGGTAGAGAAACAGAAGCTAGCAATTGAAAAAGAGAAACTCATAATCATGCAAGCTAAATCAGGTCAAGCCGAAGAAGAAACCGTAGACAATAGTTATGTTGATGCTTTTCTTGACAAGCAAGCTGCAATAGTATGCAGGAAGAAGGTGGATGATGAATAACGCTGCCTTTGAGTTTAAATGCTTTTCAGACAAACAAAAATTTGTGCAGTTATGGTGGAGACAAACATCTGATTATAAGAATAACGAGGGTATAATAGCAGATGGAGCCATCAGAAGCGGAAAAACTTTGAGCATGAGTGTGTCATTTGTAATGTGGTCAATGAAAACGTTTAATGGTGCAAATTTTGCTATGTGCGGTAAGACGATAGGATCATTCAGGCGTAATGTATTATTCTGGCTTAAGTTAATGTTAAGAGGTATGAGATATAAGGTAACAGAACATAGAAATGAAAACATGGTAGAGATAAGTAAAAATGGTAAAGAAAATTATTTCTATGTATTTGGTGGTAAAGATGAGAGGTCCCAAGATTTAATTCAAGGGATTACTCTTGCAGGTGTGTTTTTTGATGAGGTTGCTTTAATGCCTGAAAGCTTTGTAAATCAAGCAACGGGCAGATGTTCTGTAGATGGTTCAAAGATGTGGTTTAATTGCAATCCAGCAGGTCCACAGCATTGGTTTAAACTTAATTGGATAGATAAATGTGATGATAAAAAGCTAATACATTTACATTTTACAATGGAAGATAATCCAAGTTTATCGGACCAGATAAAGGAAAGATACAGAAATATGTATGTCGGTGTATTCTTCAAACGTTACATTCTAGGCTTATGGGTAATGGCAGAGGGTGTCATTTATTCTATGTTTGAGCAGGACATGGTAATCAAGAAAGTACCAATCGGCGTTAAGATCATAAACAAATGGATTGGCATTGATTATGGTCAAAGTAATGCGACAACATTCATCTTAACAGGTTTAGGCAACGAC